GTTTATTGATGCGTTATTAGAAGATTTATCTATTAATAGTTTTGGGCAAAAATGCCCAAAAATTGATAATCAATTAGTTAAGAAGTCTACTGTAAAAGAACATGGTAAATCTGGAAGACCTAAGAAGCAAGTATGGATGCACCCGTTTTTGTTTATCAAGTTTGCTATGTGGATAAATCCAAGGTTTGAGGTTCAAGTTATTAGATTTGTTCATGATCAGCTTATAGATTACAGGGATAAGGCTGGTGATGCTTACAAGAGAATGTCTTCTGCTTTATCTAAGATTGTAGATTCGTCAAGATTTAAAGATAAGGTACAGGATTTAGCTAGGTCTGTAAATATTATCGTTTATGGTCTTCATGAGACCATGATAAGAAATTCCGTAGGTGAAGAGATTAAGGCTAAAGAATTGATGGAACTGGAAATTGATATAGCCAAGATGATTGAGTTTGGATATATAACTACTGAAGAACAGTTAAGGGATTATTTGTATAAGGTTTTGAGAAGCAAAAAGGCTCTTCCTTTGTAATTTGATTTTAAATTGTATCTTTGTGACAAAGTGAATCATAATGGTATACGGTAATAAAGAAATAGTTCGGACGTTCACCAGAAACAACCCGCCTGCCGGGTACGTGGGCGGCTCTGTTGACTACCGGATCCCGCCCAACGTCTATTTTGGCGATACGCAGGAGGAGGCTGACAGCAAGGCTGAGGATGATATTAAAGCCAACGGTCAGGACTACGCCAACACATATGCCGACATAATACCGTCCGTATGGTATAATGATCAGGTATGCGATGAGTTTATTAAGAACAATTGCGTAAGCGGTAAGGGATCCAAGGAACAGATATGTGTAGAGAAAGGTAGGTTTGTGTCATACGTATCCAAGAAAGACGCCAATGATAAGGCGATGGTTGAGCTTGGAAGGATCGGGCAGGGGGAGGCCAACGCCGTTGGGACATGCTGTAAGGACTGGGCCTCACAGCCTCTTCGTGGCTTGTTTTACAAGAACGATTGCGATGCTGGCACATCAGGCAAGGAAGGTATTGTATATGAATTACCATCCGGAGCTGTCATATCCGATATATCCCAGATCGACGCCGATACGTTAGCCTATAGGAAGTTCATGAAAGAAGGTCAGGAGAAGGCTAACGCCGAGGGTAGTTGTTCACCTGTATTCTATAATACGAAGATCGGTGATTGGTTTGAAAAGGTATGTCCGTTCGGATATAAGTCCGGTAAAGTATATTACTCTATCAAAGCCAACAGGTTTAGGTCATGGATATCGGTTGAGGATGCCAACGCCAAGGCTCGTGAGGTCTTGATGGTAGAGGGACAGGAGTACGCTGATCTTAATCTTGAATGCGAGAAATGGATTGAGAATATCGATCAAGAAGATCAGTGTTATTGGTAAGAATGCGTTTGTGTTTTCCATAATGTTAGATTAGTGTTTTGGAGGGGATTGTGTGTCTCCTCCATTTTTTGTATATATATCAATGGTGATAAGTTTATATACTGTAATACACTTGCTTATATGTTGAATATATTTTATATTTGCATACCTATCTATTCATCTCGAACCGATAGGTATTATGTTTAATTTAAAATATTGTTCAAAGTTATGAAAAGTCGGGTTGAAATCAAATCTTCTGATAGGAGATTGATGGGCGTTGTTATACCTGCGCTCAGTGATAATGGTTTTGTTAACATCACTTTAGCTATGAAAGTCTTATCTGACGATAGGCTTAAGAAGGGCTTATCTCCTAAGAAGCTTAATGATATTATTAAGTATGATGGTTTCCAGGAGAAATGTAGGGAAATAATTAGTAGATTGGAAAACAGGGATTTATGTAAGCGGATAAATATCAGCCTACAAAATAAGACTCTAAATCTTAGTGATTTAAATAAAATGGGATTAGCATGTCGAAAAGGTAAGGGGGATGGTCAAATGTGGTATATGAATCCATATCTTTTCCTTGTGGTGGCC